TGCGCGCTGTTCCCATCGTCATACCAGATGTACAACGTGCCGCTGACGTTATCCCACCACATCGGAAAGCGCTCGGTGTCCGAGGGAGGTGCGGAGCCGACAACAAGGCCAGAGGCGGATAGCACCTGCCACGCCCCATTGCGGCGAGAGTACTGTTGGCCATCCGTGGGAGCCTCCGGGACACTCTTTGTCCACAGGCCGTTCGCGCGCCCATAGATGAAGGCATCCCCCATCGGGGCCTCTTCAGTCACCTTCGACCAAGCGTTGTTCCTGCGGCCATAGTAGAAGGCATCAGCAGGCGCGTCAGGCACATCGGTGAGAGCGACCCACGCGGCATTCCTCCGCGCGTACTTCGCGCCATCGCTTGGGGCTTCTGCGAGGTCCGTGAGGATCACCCACGCATTGTTGCGGCGTCCGTACTTGGAGCCGTCCGCAGCAGCGTCATCCATCGGCTTGCTGCTCTGTGTCGTTCCGTCGCCGTATGTGATCGTGCCGCCCGGTGGAAGCGTGATAGAAGCCACGGAAAGCGGACCCTGTAGGGTAGCCCCACCCGACGCCGAAAAAGCGCCCTGAACATTAAGCGCGCCACCAATCCACACGTCCTTCGCGACTCCGAGCCCACCCGCCGTAACCATCGCGCCCGTAGCAGGTGAGGTCGCTTGTGTCGGGTCCGTGGACACCAGCCGCGTGCCCGTGATCGTGCTATCAGACTTGATGCTATCGCCAACGTAGAGAGCACCGCCGATGCCCACACCTCCGACGACCGTGGCCGCGCCAGTCGTCTTGGAGGTGGACGCGAGCGACGACAACACACGAAGCTCTTTGCCGATGAAGGCCTGGTTTGCGACGTTGAGCGACTGGCCGATGCCGACGCCACCGGTGACGATGAGTGCGCCGCTCGTTGGCGTGACGGAAGGAGTCACACCGACGACTGTGATGTGGTCTACGCCATCGACATAGCCACCGCTGATCTTCGCATCTGCGTTGTCCGTCTTACCGTCAAAGGAGGCATTCAATTCCTCTGCGGTAAGAATCTGGAACGGTACATATTCTGAGCTCATCCCAGTTTACTCCGGTTGAGGATGAATGGGCCTCCGTCGCTATCGAGCAAGACTCCAGGCGGCAGTGGTGCGGGAGGTCTGGTCAAAGCCTCCGAGATGATTCTGTTGAGCGAGCCGGCATAGGACACTTGCTCCGGCTGTTTGATGTTGACGCCGTACATCGAAGAGTCTGCGGCTTGCTCCGGTTGGAAGCCAGCACTGAGCGGCGCGCGAGCCTGCTCGAAGTTCATGACCAGCTTCGATGCCGACACCATGTCTGCCGATTGCTGGAGGTCGATGTCCACCATCACCAAGTGGTCCGTGATGATTGACTTCGTTGTAACCGATATGGTCACAGTCGGGTCCATGAACAACGAGATGATGCTCTCCACCATCGAGAGGTCTGCAATCACCGCAGTCACACGCAGCCGCGCTGGCTGGATGATCTTCACCGCCTGCAGATCGTTCTCGTTGATCTGACTCGTTGTGGGCGCATCCTTCGGGCCATCAATCACCAGAGGGAAGTCCGTCACTGCCGCTGGCGAGTTCACGTCAACATCGACAACGGCCATGCCCTGCCAGATGGTGACGTTGTTGAGTTCGTTCTTTGCAACGAACTGCGGCTTGCTTAGTCTGGCGGTGAGGATGGTATCAGCCACCTAGAAACCTTCTGAACGTTTCTTGAACGTTGGACGTCACTTGCTGCGCCCTTTGTATGCCGAGTCCAAGCACTGACGAGTCTGGCGGCTGCTCAACGACTTGATGGAGTCTCTTGGAGTCCGCTCCTTGACGCCGCAGCTGTTTCATCGTGATGCGGACTGGGCTTGCACTGAGCATGCCTGAGCTTTGCATGACTTGGAAGTTATCGCACACCATGTCGTTGACGACGATGCTCTTGGTGGTGACGTTGTAGGTGTTCTTCCTGTCCTGCAGCATTTGGTTGACCAAGTTCAACTCATCGAGCGTAGGGCAGATGACCTCCATGTCGATGATCGTCGGGTCGATCACGCGCGTATCAACGACACCGGTTCCGTTCTCCAGCATATGCCGCATGGTGCGCGAGCGATACTTGATGTTGATCTTTGTGACGACCAAACCCTTGGCCACATCACGTTCCCTATCATCACTTGAGTTGGTGCTGTTCGCAATTGATAGCGAAGCCTTCGAACGCAGACTTGATAGGATGCTGTTGGCCATGGCTACCCCAGCAGCAAATTGGCGGCAGTGATTGCGGTGCCGATGAACTGGCGATAGGATTGGAAGCCGTCAAACGATCCGAATGCGAAGTGATACTCATTGGTCTTCTTGCGGCCAGAAGACAGAAGGCTGTCTGCGATGGAGCCGCCGATGATGGTGCCCTGCGAGAGGACATTGCGCCCTCCATCGGCATATCCGATGACCATCGTGCAGTCGTCCTTGACCGGGATGATGCTGGGAGTGCTCTTGCGCTTCTGCAGCATGATCTTGAGGTTGATGTCGTCGTCGGTGTTCGGGATGACCGCGACAGACAGCAGGACCGGAGCGCATTTGTCGAAGGCAAAGATGTTGCCGTCATACAGCTTTTCGAAGCCGGTCACTTCGGTGGGTTCGACAATCAGCGGGTCCACGTCATCCGCGAACGCGGACAAGTGGAAGCCCATGGGGAAGCTAGTGAGAGAGAAGATTGTGATTCCGCTCCCAGCAGTGCTGATGTCGATCATGTAGGCTCATCCTTCATCGTCCACCGGAGCCTCTGCCGGCACCGCCGTGTAGAGGTTCGGAATCGGGTTTGTGTCGTATTGTACGACAGGCGGCGGAGGTTCACCAGGGTTTGTCGCGAACGATTGTGTGGCCGCCAGGATTGCCTCTCTCACGATCTCAGGAGCCTTGTGCGGCGTGTTGCCGCTGGGCATGCTGAAGAGGATCGAGTTGTGTCCTGTCTTCGTGCCGATGAGCGCCATGATCAGACTCCTGTTTGCTGCTCAGTCTTCAGCGGCCCATAGACCGTCAGAATCTGTGCGTTGTAGTAGAAGATGTTCGCCGCGATGGTGATGTCCAGCGATTGGATGCTGATCACATCAGGGCACCGCAGAAGATTTTGGACGATTGACTGACGCGCAGCATCGTAGTTCGGCTGCGGCGTGAAGATGGTGCCGAAGTAGTCCACACCATCCGCTGTGTTGTATTGGTCCTCCCCCAGGCGCATGAGCGACTTCTGGAGAAGGTTCTGGGCACAGGCATCTGAGCCTTCGATGAATGCGACGTTGCGGCCATCAACGAACGAGATGTCGTTGGTGTCGGAGTCGCACTGAATGGTGATAGTGGTCACGACCAATTCCTCATCGCGGCTTCGAACTCAACCATCTCTGCCTTGTTGAGATAGTAGAGGTTGCATGAGCCGCCGAAGTTTGTCCAGTCGGCATCTTCATCAAAAACGAAGTTGCCGAAGTCAGGGGCGGTCATGTATCCGTACTGCAACAGCTTGGTCCCGCCAAAGCACCGGACGCCAGTGAAGAGCGGCACACCGTCTCGCGCGATGTCCGCACAGACGAACTTGCCTGCTTGGTACACGTGGATAGACAACAAGGCGGATTCGGTGTTGAACGAAACCGCCTGGTTGGCGACCTGAGCGAGCGGGACCAGCAGCATCAGGCGACTTCAGCGCTGGAGGTCTGCCGCGACACCTGCTCGAAGCGGAAGGCATAGCGCTTCGACTTCATGCGGCCAGCAGCGGTGCCCGAGGGAACGACCGGACCGGCCACCAGCTTGCCGCTGGACAGCGTCACCGTCATCCCATTGGGATAGCGCCACACGATGCCGATGATGTCTCGCGCGGACGACTTGCCCTTGGCCACGCGGTTTGCATCGACGAGGGCCTGCAGGTTCAGGTCCGACTGCGACTGCGGAATGACGTTGACCGCGCACTCCACCATCATCGGACGCGACCAGGTGAGGCCGTCGCCGTTGGGACCCATGGCGGTGTCTGCCACCTCCAGGTCTGCGCTGTCCAACGGGTCGCCATCGTCCGCGAATTCGGTGACGACGAAACCGTTGGGAAAGGTACGGGATGCGGTGATGTTCGCCGTCAACCCGAATACACTGATCTCTTCCATTTGGCGCTCTCTTTCTGCGTGTGGTTAAGACGGCAACTCAGATCATCACATCCGAGCCGATGACTGCGCGGATCGCGTCGGCCTTGGAGTAGATGAACTGGTACTTCGCAATCCACTCCGTGAGTCCGTTGTCCGGGTTCGTGCGCGACGAGAAGCTGATGTTCAGCCAGTAGCCGAGCGTTTGCACTTGCCGCCATGCGTTCGGGTCGCCGCTGATCTGCGTGATGTACTGCTGTTGCACGGCGTTGATCGCCTTGCCGGCAGAGATGGAGCCGTTGATCTTCGCGAGCGTGATCACCGGGTTCATGACGCCCAGCAGCATTGCTTCGCCCACCGGGTCGGCAGGCACTTGCGGTACGTTCAGGAACAGCGAGAAGAAAGCGGCAGTGAATGCCGACTTCAGCCACATCTCGTTCGCGAACGTGTTCATGTCCACGGCGGCAGGGGACCCGCCGCACAGCACCGCGCGGTGATCGAACGCGA